GAAGCTGAACCACGAGTAGGTTTAGGAATGTGAATAGTATCACCTTTCTTACCTTTGTGATTCATCTTAGTAACTAAGTTAGCAACTACTAAGTTTTTCTTATAAGCACCAATAACTTCATCAGACCATAGTTCTGGAATAAAATTATTGGCAATTGATTTGGTTACATGATTTGAACCTAGAGCCATTATTATTCTCCTTAAGTATTATTTAACTCTACCTTCTTGATATGCTTGATAAATCTCATCAGATAATGCTGCATATCTTTCAGGGTCTTGTATTTGTAGTCGTTGTAAATCAACTCTACGAAATACTTTCTTACCTCCAACAGAATCTCCTGTGGTTCTTTTTTCAGATGTAGTTTGCTTTAATGCTTTTTCTCTAGATTTTTGTTGCTCTTGTTTGACTTCATTAGTTTTATTAATCATAGAAACTTGTTTCCATGTACCAATTAATTCACTTGCAGCATTAAAATCCCAATCAGAATGCGCACTTTGCAATAAACTTTTACGAACTGGGCTTTGTCCTACCCAATCTAGAAAGTCAGAACTGCCTACTATTTGCTTGTAGTCTGGATGTGCGCTCTCTAACTTAGATAATGCAGCATCACGACTGGCTTGTGCAGAAATTTCTCTAGCTTTTTTAATATCTTCATTATTATTAATTAACGAAGCTATTGCTTTTTCTGGGTTATCGTAAAAAGTATCTTCAAAAGAAACAGTATCTTCTACTGGTTCTTGAGTTTTTTGTTGTAAAGATTGTCTTTGAACATCCAAGAGTTCTTGAAGCATTCTTCTTTGCTCGCTTAACTCTTGTCCTTGCTGAGTTACCTTTTTAGTGGCATTCTCATGCATTTCAATTATATCTTCTATCGACTTTCCAGCATACTTCTCAGGAATTTCACTTGTCGGTTCAGCTTCAACCGCAGAATCTTCAACAGGTGTACTTTCTATTGATTCTTCTGATGTTGCTTCCATTGTTTCTTCAGCAACAAATTCTTGATTTTCTGTTATTGGTTGTTCATCAACTACTATACTCATTTTCCTATGTCCTCCGCCCCGTAGGGTTGTGAAGTTTAAATTATGATGGAGCTGTTTCCAGTTGTTCCATCGCTAGTTTTGCTGCATCTTCTAAAGATAATAATAATCCTAGAATATGCAACTGCCCTTTAGCGTGCCAAAGAGCTTTTTCATCTTCGATAGTGCTTATATCTTTAACTCTATCTTCAATGTTCTGTAATTCTTCTTTTAAATCTAACCAACCTTCAGTTGCAAATAATCTTAGTCGGTCATCATAAAATTGTTTATCTGTCTTCATTATTGAATTTTAGTTCCAACATCTACTTTACTAGCTTTTTCCGCAGCACTAGCTAAGTTAAGTGCAGTTTCTGACTTAAGATGCTCTTCTTCTGGAATGTTTCTATTTATTTCAGATTGTTTTCTTTCAATATCTGTCTTCATACTTTGAAGTTTAAGGTTTTGTTCTTCCATCTTAAACTGATGATGTACTGCTTCCATCTCTGGACCCATGTCACCTTGAGTAACTTTACTAGCTTCAGCATAATGAAGTGCAGTTTTACCTCTTTCTTCTTCAGCTTCAGCAACAAGTTTATTAATTTCTGCTTCAGCTCTTCTTCTTTCAATGTCTAATGTAATTTGTTGTATCTGTTGAATCTCTGGATTAGGTTGCATACCTTGCATTAAAGCATTAACAATAGCATCTCTATTATGAATGCTAGAGTTTTGGAACATAGCCAACATAATGACATTAAATGCAGGTGAATCTTTAGGAATTGCTTGTAGCATCTGTACCATTTGCTGCATTTCTAGTTCTTTAGCCATAATACCCTTAGTTGAATATGGTACAAACTTAACATCTACTACAGGATACCTATCAACATCAAACTGAATCTTACGATGTAATGCTTTATTAATCATAGGAATCAAGAATGTATTTTGGAAATTCATTAATGTGCGTTTTTGACGCTTAATACTAGCAGATTGAGCCATTGACATACCAGATGCAGTAGCTCTGTCTGGATATGATAGGTCTGCACTACCAGTTCCCATTTGAATCATGTTTTGTAGAGCAGTTTGTTGTGTATATGTTTGTGTATCTGTACTTCCCATAGTTAATGGCATAATAGAATCTCTAGGATTACCATTTGTAAGTATAGTTTTTCCAGGTCTTACCTCAAACTTAATACCTCTTGGCAATCTAGTTGCATCAGCAGCCATCATAGGTGCAGTTGTTAGTGCAAGAGAGTCAATTCTTGCTCTCATTTCTGCATCTAAAGCTTTTTGTGGGTTATATCCCTTTTCACATACACCTCTTCCCCAAAATTTATTAGGAACAATGTCATGTTGGTAGCAAACAAAAGGTCTATCCTTCATCATAAAAGCATTTTCTTCTGCTCTTAAGATATATTCGTCATTTGCTATAGTAACAACAGCTTCAACTAGCTCATCATCTAGTTCATAGTCAAAATCGTCTTGATTTTCGTTTTCTTTAAGGAATCTTTTTGGTACAAGTCCCCAATATTCTGTAATTTTTACTGAATCTGACTCATCTGCTGGGTCTGTTTCAGGGTCATAACCAAAATCTTCTGCTTTATAGTCACCTTCAATAGGTACATCTCTATATATACCAGCTTTGATTCCATTAATAATATGGTATCTAGGTTTAATTACTTCATGTGCAACACCTAAACCATCATTAATACCCAATGCATCTGGGTCTACAAGAAACTCCATAGGTGCAATAGGCTCTAATTTAATATCAATAGTAGGAATCTCTGCTAATTGACGATTAGTTGCCATAGTTCCTTCAATAGGAGCTTCAACAAATTGTCTATCTAGATTTTGTTCAACAACAATCTTACCAATACCAGTTCCATAAATAGCAGCGTTTAAGAAAATCTCTGCCATTGCATCTTTACAACCAGTTTTTTCTAGGTCTTCTTGTAATAAGTTACGAACATATTCAGCATCATCTCTTTGTTGGTCCAACATATCATCTTGTAAGTCAAACCATTTACCTCTACCAAAGGTTGCTTCTTCTAATTCAGCTACAGCAGATTCAACTGCTTGTTGTAAGGCAGGAGATATTAATCTTGACTTTTCAGAAATACGAGTTCTATCTTCTTCAGACCAAATACCACGCCATAACCTGTAGTATTCATCCCAAATAGTTTCGTAATTAGTATCTCTCCAATCTCTCCAGTTGTCTAAACGATAAGAAAGCCAAGAAGCGAGTGCTTGATATTTTTGCTCGAAGTTTGATTCCATTTAATTTTTGAAAGTCTGCATAAATTCATGCGTAATATAACATAAAAAGTTATCGCAATCACAACTTTTTTAAAAAATCAAGTATTTTTTTAATATCCAGCGATTAAATCTTCTGGTTCCCAGTCGTCTTCTAGGTCTATTGAATGTGCAAAATCAGCAATAGAAACTTGGTCTATATATGCTAATGCATCTAGTAAATCATCATGTGCAAGATGATTTGGAAAATCTAGCATTTGTGAAATAAAATGCCGCCAGTCTTTATCTTCGTTAAAGACTATTTGGCCATGCTCCATTCTACCTTGGAGTGACCAAGTAATCCTTTCAGTTTTTTTCTTACCGCCATGGCGTAACTCATCGATATGAACAAATCTGTTATTGGTACGCATTTCGTCCTGTAAATATGGCATGATAGCGTTTTTTAAAGAACCTGTTTCGATACCGACTGTAGTTGCTTCGCTCATCTCGGCTGCTTTTAAAATCTTTGTAGCGGTTTCCTTTATAGTCCATCTACCATGTAGTATATCTTTAACCCACCACTTATCTCTATCTATTTTTACAATAGCAATAGCAGTTTCGTCTAGCTTAGAACCTTTAAGTCCTCGTTCTTTTTCTACAGCTTCAAAACCAGCAGGGTCAACAGCAATAACATAATTCCCATCATCAGGTTCACTTCCAGTTGAAAACCATGCTTCTTCAAAGATACCTCCAGTAAATGTTTCAAAACTTGCTTCAAACTCTTGCCTGAAAGCCATCGCCGACATTGATTTACGAGCAGCTTCAATTTCGCTTTCTGGTATATAAGGGTTGTCTGTAGAGTTGTAAGAAAAAGCTTCCCATTCATCTTCTTCATTTTTTTTCGCCTCCATATATAAGTCATAAAAATGATTTTTTCCTGCTGGTGTTCCGATAAACAAAGCACCACCTTGTACATCCGCAAGTGTAGGTCTAATAATTTGTTCCCACACATTGGGTTTCATAGACGCATATTCGTCTAATACCACATAAGCAAGACCAACACCACGAAGAGTATCTGGTCTGTCCGACCCTTTCAAAAAGATTTTTCTTCCGTTTGTTAAAG